GCTGCCTTGTACTGATAGTCGCCAAGCACAAGAATGGCTTGAGGGATGGAGCCAGGCTCCGCAGTCTCGTACAGGCTGTCGTAGATGGCACGGAAGATGCGGGTCTGATCGTTGTCAAGATTCTCCACCACCCACTTGCGAACGCCGCTGAAGTCCTTGGCTTTCATGTGCTTGACGAGTTCCTTTACTGCCACATCGCCCACGGAGTGGAGGATGCCCACATCAATCTTGCCCGCTGCTGCATACCGCTGCAACTCGTTCAAGGTGCGGCGGAAGTCGGGGAAGAACTTCATAATGAGTTGAGCAACCACCTTCTCATCGTATTCCACGCCCTCTGCTTGCAGGATTTCCTTTGCCCGCGACAGGAAACGACAAGCCAAGGCTGGCTTTTCCTTGTTGGGAATACGGAAATCAATGCAAGTGCATCGGGAGTGCAGCGGCTCAATCACCCTGTTCTTGAAGTTGCAGGTCAGGATGAAACGGCAGTTGTCCGCAAACTCTTCAATGAAACCGCGAAGGGCGGGTTGAGTGGACTGTGCGTTTGAGTAGTCAAACTCGTCCAAGATCACCACCTTCTTTACGCCATCGGTAAGTGACACGGTGGAAGCAAAACTGCGAATCTTTGTCCGAAGGGTATCAATGTTACCGTCCTCGGAGCAATTGATGATCATGGTGTCGCAACCAAGATCGTTGCACAGTGCCTTTGCCACGGAGGTCTTGCCACAGCCTGGTCCTCCCGACAACAGGAGGTTCTGTGGTTCTCCACGCTCAACCATCCGCATGAAACCCTCATGCGTTTCCGTTGGCAAAATGCAGTCTTCCACGGTCTGCGGTCGATACTTCTCAACCCAAAGACCCTTCACGGTTTCAGTTGTAGTCAATTTCAAGCCTCGTAGGTAGAGTCGGCGTTCAGGGCAATCCAATAGGTCAGCGGTTCATTCTTGTTCGTGAAGGACGAAACCACCTTCTCGGAGATGGCAACAGAGTAATCACCGGGCAGAATCTTCAGGTTGTCCACATCAAAGATGAACTCAAAGGTGGCTCCCGACTCGTTCTCGCCCACATCCAACGAGTAGTAGTTGGATGTCACATCGCCCTTGTCCACAGCAGCCAATTCAATCCTGCTGCCGTCTGCTGACGAGCGGACGCACATCTGCCCTACCTGCAACACGGACGCGGCGCGGATGATGTCGTTGAAGTCCTTTGCAGGCAGGTCAAACTTCACGACCGGCTTGGGCATGGCAATCTTCTTGTTCGTGGAAGTGACGAGTTTGGGATCACAGTAGTAGTAGCGGACACTGGACTTGCCGCTGCTGATGGTGATGTAGTTCTCGTCAAACACGAACTCTGGATCCTTGAACAGACTCACCGTGCCAAGAAACTTGTTCAAGTCCCAAATGGCAAACGACTTCGGGAAAGTCTCGTTCACCTTGGCTTCCGCAAGAATGTTCTTGGTGGACGACAGGGTGTTCAGCGTGTTGCCCTCGTTCACAAGAATCCCTGCGTTGATACTCGCAAAGTTCTTGAGAATGTCAAGGGTGCGCTTGGAAACGGTGATGCTGTTAGTCTTGGTCTTCGTAGTTGTCATAATCAAAGTCTCGCTTTCCTGCATTGTAATCTTCCATGAACCTCTTCAAGTGTTCTTTTTCATCGTGGCGGCGGCTGCTCTTGTGCTTGCGATCAGCACTCTTGCGAGCCTTCTTTGCGGCGGGATCACGGCTGTCGTAGTCAAAACGGTCTTCCATTAGAAGTCTCCAATGTCCTCAATCAAGTTGCGTAGTCCCTTCTCTATCATGTAGTTCAGTATCTTGCCACGAGAGGGTGTAAAAGGTTTATTCCATTCCGATTCAATTTTTGTCTCGTATTCGGAAGGAATATGGAGCAAGTCAATCAGGGTCTTGTTTCTGTTCCAATTTGCCTGATGCTTGTCCTGCACAGCACCGTGCTGCGCGTAGTGTTGGAGCAGTTCGTCCATTCGCTTCTGCGTGATGGGCTTCTGCCGCTTGTCTTCTGCCATGAAGCAGTCATCATCAGACAGCACATTGGGAACGCCGTCCGATGAGTCACCCTTCACGATGTGTTCCAACAGGAACTTCTGCGGATTCTCAACCGTGATGAACTTCTTTTGCAGGGGAGAATACTGCTCCACATTCTTGTGAATCTGAAGTTGACCGAAATCCTTGTCTCCGCTGAGGATCAGGATCTTCTCTGTTGGTGCGTATCGCTTCACAAGAAACGCGATCACATCATCGGCTTCGCAGCCCTGCACATGGACGCACCGATACGGGAAATGTTCAGCCACTTCTGTACGGATGGTGTTGATGATTTCGTAGAACCGCTCCCACTGCTCAGGGTTCTCCTTGCGGTCGGCTCTGCGCTTGGCTTTGTACAGCGGGAAGAACTGCCGCCGCCAAGACGCGCCACCGTCCTCGCAGATCACCAATTCGCCGTATTCACGGAAGAACTTCTTGCGGAACATTCTGTAGGTGTTCAGCACCATGTGCCGCACAAGGTCTTCATCAATAGCAGCCACATCCCTGTGCTGTGCAAAGATGGATGCCATCAGGACTTGATTGTTGTCAACGAGAATCATTACTGCACCTGTAGAAGAAGGCAGTGCTTGTTCACACGCCCTGTCGGTTCTCCGGTCTTCGTCTTCACGCCGCTGAGGTAACGCACCGCAGCAGAAAAGGTCTTGCGGCAACCGTCTGCGTTCTTCACAAACTCATCAGGCTTACGCACGGTCTTCTCATAGGACTTTGCTGGATCAAAACCGGTGATCGTGGAACCCTTTACCGAAAGCCCTGCCTTCGGCTCCTGCGCCACGAATACCGTTGCTTTGTTGTTCTTGGTGTTGAACACGATGAGTCCTTGTGACCCAATGATAGCCTCTGGCTTCACGGAGTCAACCCCAAATCCCTCACTTCGCCCCAAGTATTGGAGTTTCTTTACTTGTGCGTCTGCACTCTTGACTTTGCGCTTGCGTGGCTTGCGGGAAGCACGGAGAACGCCAAGGCGGTCATCAATATTTGCAATTGCATCCTGCAATATTTGAACCATGTGCTTGAGCCGCTTTCCGAAATGTGAATACCCTTCCTTTAGATCAGGGTCTTCTCCCGACAGGGCAGCAGAGAATTCTGCAAGAATGGAATCCAACCGCTCACGCACCGCAAGCAGCAGGGGGCGGTTCAGGTTGCTGCTCTGCAACCAATCTCGCAGAGTGGTGTCCTTTTTCTTGCCGCTCTGCACCGCGTCCACCGTTGCGTCAAGCACAGGCTCCAACAGGCACAGCGTGGCATCTGCCTTTGCAGCAATGCGCTCCTGCACGGACGGGCGGGCTTCGGTGGGCGTGTTGTTACGCGCACTCCCAAGCAGTTCACCCAAGTGCTTGTCGATCAGTGCGCGTAGTTTTTCGCTGACAGGGAAACCCCGAACAGCCACCCGACAGTACGGGGCAACGAACCTGAAGTGGGTCTTGTCGCCCCTGCCGCAGATTTGTGCGTCCTCGTCACGCCCGAGTGATTGCAGATACTCTCGCACCCACGACCGTGCAAGTGGCAGGGTGAAATTCTGCCTGTACCAATACAGTGCCTTTTCAATTGCGGTGTCAAGGTCTTCTGCCTTTGTAGTGGGATCATACTGTGGCTCTGCCCCACCTGACAGAATGTTTCGCGCCCGTTCTTTTGAGATTTTCCGACTCATGGTTAGCATAGTTTGCTGAAGTTGTTGACCTTCTTGTAGGTCAGGATGTTCTGGAACTTATCTAGCAATTGGTCAGACTTGTGAGAGATCACGAAAATGTTGTTGGAACCGCCCATGCTTTGGAGAATCTTGATCACCTCTTCCGTGCCCACGGCATCAAGGGAAGAGTCAAACACCTCGTCAAGAATGAGCAGGTTCGTGTTGGCACAGTTCTTCATTTTAGCAATGTCCCGCCACGCAAGCAAGAGGGAAAGGTCGATTCTCAATTTTTCACCCTCACTGAAATTATCGTAGGAGAACTCGTCACGGTGGCGGCTCTTGATTATTTCATTGAAGTCTTCGTTCAGGGTGAACTGTGCAAAAAAGTCCATTGAAATCAAATACTTGTTGATGATTTTGTTTAGTGCAGGAATGTACTTACGAATGATCTTGCGCTTGATGCCGCTGTCCTTCAGCAGCACGGTGGCACTTTCCATTGTGTGCAAGTCCTCAACCAATTCCTTTTTCTGTGCTTCTGCGCCTTCTTCTTCCACCTGTAGTGCAGACATGGCATCGCGCTCTGTCTGTAGCGATCCCTTCTCCTGCTGCACCTTCTCCGCAAGTTCCTGCAACTGCTTCAGGTATTTTTTGGATGATGAAATGGCGGAATCGGTCTTGTGGGCTTCCTGCTTCTTTTCCTCTATCTGCTTCACCACCACATTGGCAATGTCAAGTTTCGTCCGCGCGTCCTCAAGCATCTGTTCCATCTTACGCAGAGCCACAGCCAGTTCGGTTTCACGGGCTTCCTTCTTACCTATCATGTCCTGACGGAACTCATCCGACAGGTCGTGCTTGCACACAGGGCACTCCTCGTTCTGCTCGTAGAACTCGCGCTCGTCCTGCACCTTCTTCACGCCTCCCTGCATCTGCTTACGCAGGGACATCATCTGCGATATGGAGTCGCGCTGCTTGTCAACGGACGAAACGCTTTCGGCTAAGGCAGCAATCTCACTTTGCAGTTCTGCTTTGCGCTCAAGCAGCCCCTGAAGCGTTACCTGCTCCTCTGCCGTAGACTTCTTGTACGACTCCAGTTGTGAATCGGACTTCTCCTCAATCTTGCAGATCATGTCTGCCTTGTGTTCTATACGCATCTTCAGGGTGGAGATGGTGGACTCAACGGAGCGCAAATCTTCTTTTGCAGAGGTCAAGCGCGACTTCAAGGCTTCGTTCATCTTGGAGAACACATCAATGTCCAACAGGTTTTCCACGATGTTGCGCCTGTCCGCAGCGGGCAACCGCATGAACGGCACATAGTTCGTGGAGCCAAGAATCACCACTTGGCAGAAGGTCTTGTAGTTCATCTTGAGAATCTGCCCCTCAAGCACCGCTTGGTAGTCCTTTGCATTGGCGGTCTGCGGGATTTCCTTGCCGTCCTTCTCTATGGTGAACACCTTTGGTGACAGTCCTCGTGTAACCTTGAACTTGCTGCTGTTGGAAGTAAATTCAATCTCCACCACGCAGTCCTTGCCGTTGATGGAGTTCACGATCTGCGGCAGATTGATGTTTCGGAAGGGCTTGCCGTACAGCACGAATGTCAGGGCATCCAACATCGTGGTCTTGCCCGCACCGTTCTCACCACAGATAAGTGTGGTGGAGTGCTTGTCCAATTGCACCTCCGTGAACACATTTCCCGTGCTCAGGAGGTTCTTCCAACGAATTTTGTTGAATGTAATCATGGCTTGGCAGTCTCGTTTGCAAGGCACTCCGCGTACAGATCACGCACAAGGCTCTTCAGCCGCTTGGGATCAGACAGGTTCTGAAGGGCTTCAATCTCCTTGTTGATGATCGTGATGGTGTCTTCTCCCAAATCAACGAGGTCGCTGTCCCCGTTTTGGTCGGGCTGAAGGTCTTCAATGATCGTGACCCCGTGAGGAGCCGAAGCGTACACCGAGTCCACGAACTTCTCAAACAGGTACGGCTTCGTCTTCTTCTCCACGATGATGCGGACAAACTTGCCGCGAGTGCGCTCTTCTTCCACCGACAGAGGAGTAGTCTCGCTTGCCTCCGAGTCATCGTAGCGGATTTGCGTGAAGATGGTGTGGGGATTCTTCACGAACTCCAACTGGCGTGTTTCCGTGTCAAGAATGTGGAATCCCTTCTTGTCACCGTAGTCGTTCATGGTGATCTGATACGGGCATCCCAAGTAGTGCACATTCTCATGGGAGTGCCGTGTGTGAAAATGTCCTGTATACACGGACTTGAACCGCTTGAACAGGTCAGCCTTCATGCCGCCGTCAAACGGGGTTCCCCGCAGCACCTGATAGCCGTGCAGTTCAAGGTGTCCGCACAGGATGTCAGCAGGGGTTTCCGAGATGAACTTCAGGGATTCCGCTTCGTTTTCCTTGTTGATCCACGGCAGCAGCGCGATGGGCAAGCCGTCAAACTCAAGAGTCGTTGGCTTGTCATGGACAACAAACTTGTCGGAAAACAGTTCTTGGAGGGAGTTCACCTCGCTCTTGTTCTTGAAGAAGATGTCGTGGTTGCCAAGAATGCAGTGCATGGTTGCACCGCTCTCCTCAAGCCGCTGTATGAAGCCGTTGCGGACAGCATTCAGCGTGAGAAAGTTCACGAACTTTCGTCGGTCAAGAAAATCGCCCAAGTGGATGATCGTGGTGATGCCCTCCGC